GCAACCTCAAACTCTCGATCAAAATCGAGACTCCGAAGCTGGAGGTCGTGTCCAACAGCACGATTTCCGGTATCGCTCCGGCGGCTACGATTTCGTACCGCCCGGTGGTCGAGTTGATCGCCACCATCCCAGAGCGATGCACCTTGCAGGACCGCAAGGACCTGCAGGCGTACATCAAGAACGTACTGTCCAACACTTTCGTGACGGACGCGTTCGAGAAGTACGAGTTGCCGTACTAAGCTTCACGCCTAGTATGACAGCTGCACACTCACTCTCCCGAGTGAGTGCCCGGACCCACCGCCGTCGTCTAGACGGTGGACATTTGAGGTAACTGCTATGAGCATCCAAGCAGCCATTCGGGCGAACATTCGCCTGGACGCACTATCATACGCACAGAAATACTGGGAAGCGATAGACACTGCCACCAGTCTGTCTTGCTATCTCATGACTAAATATCATGAGTACGAGCAGCTGGTGCGTAAATCTATCAATCCTCTCAGTTATGTGGACCCTCTCAGCTTCTTCTTAGATTACCAATCTGTGAAGATCCTCTCCAAGTATCCTTACTTGGACACAAAGATCGACACTAAAAAGGTGGCTAAGTCGAAGTTTGATGATGCTGAGTCTTTATGTCGTCGGACAAACCATCGCTTCCGTATGCGAGACGAGGGCTACCTTTTCGGTAGTTCCGTGGAGCGTGTTCTTTCGAACGCGTCACGAAAAATCGCTCACATACTTGGTGATGTCCCGTCTTACGAGCAGATGGACTTTAGCTTCGGGCCCGGCGCTGCGTATGGGGTACGGGGGGAAACCTCCGTGTTCAATAAGGTCACAAGCGCCTTAGAGTGCAGCTACGCCATGACTGGCATACTCCAAGAGTTTCTCGAGGAGTTTCCAGGGTGGATCCCTCCCGGGATTCACGAGGTAAGACTCATACCTGGTAGTCAGTTAACTTTCGTGCCCAAGGATGCCAAGACCGACCGCCCTATTTGTATTGAGCCGCTATTAAACGGCCTGATGCAGAAGGGCATCGGTACTTGGTTACGCAAAAGGCTTCGATCCTTCGGGATCAACCTTGACGACCAAGGAGTCAATCAAAAATTGGCTTCGG